AAGGGACCCGTCGAGGCCCAACAGCCACCCCTGATCCCGATTTTGTCCTATTAGTAGTACTCCGGCGCTATTCCCTGGTTTTCCAAATATTTACGCGGTAAGCCCGGGATATGAGCACCAGCCTCGACGACATCGTGAGCGCGCTCGGAACGGCGCTCACGAGTCCCACGCACGTCCGGGTCGATTCGATCGACGTCAGTAAGCCTTCGATCCCCGACCAGATCGCCGCCGCGAAGTTCCTTCAAGGGGTCTCCTCGACCAAGGACTTCGCGAAGGCGTTTACCCGGATCAAGATCGTCCCGCCCGGGAGCACCTAACCGTGTGGCCGTTCCGGCAGGCCCGCGCCCCGAGGAAGGCGATCCTCGCTCGGTTCGACTCGGCGCAGACCACGGCCGACAATCGCAAGCATTGGATCAACGCGGACCTCCTTTCCGCCGACGCCGCGGCGAGTCCCGAGATCCGGAGTAGAATCCGGTCTCGGGCGCGGTACGAGGTCGCGAATAACAGCTACGCCCGCGGGATCGTACTGACGCTCGCGAACGACACGATCGGGACCGGGCCGAGGCTCCAGATGGCGACGGGGGCCGCCGCAACCGATCGCCTGATCGAGAAGGAGTTCGGTTCGTGGGTCGACGAGGTCGGCCTCTCCGAGATCCTCCGTACCATGCGGATGGCGAGGGCACAGGACGGGGAGGCGTTCGCGCTCCTGGCGACGAATCCCTTGTACCAGCATCCGATCAAGCTCTCCGTCCGTCCGATCGAGGCGGACCAGGTGACCACTCCGGACTTCTCGAGCCTCCAGATCAACGCGGTCGACGGGATCGTCTTCGACCCCTACGGAAACCCGTCCCAGTACCACGTACTCCGGGTCCACCCGGGGGCGATGGTCGCGTTCCCGGCCGATTACCAGCGGATACAGGCCCGGTACATGATCCACTGGTTCCGCGCCGACCGTCCGGGCCAGTCCCGGGGGCTCCCGGATATCCTCCCGGCGCTACCGCTCTTCGCCCAGCTCCGGAGGTACACGCTCGCCGTGATCGCGGCGGCCGAGAGCGCGGCGGACATCGCGGTCGTCATGAAGACCAACACCCCCGCCGGGGGCGAGGCGGCCGAGGTTTCGCCGATGGCGGAGATGGAGTTCCAGCAACGGATGGCGGTCTTCGCCCCCGAGGGCTGGGAGCCGACGCAGCTCAAGGCGGAGCAGCCGGCGACGACCTACGAGATGTTTAAGAAGGAGATCCTCAACGAGATCGCCCGCTGCCTGAACATGCCCTACAACGTCGCCGCGGGGAACTCCTCGTCTTACAACTACGCCTCGGGCCGGCTCGACCACCAGACGTACTACAAGTCGATCGCCGTGGATCAGCGGCACTGCGAGGCGGTCGTCCTCGACCGGATACTCGCCGCGTGGATCGAGGAGGCAACCCCGGTCTACGGGCTCGAGCTGATCGGCGTGCCGGGCCATCAATGGTTCTGGGACGGGCACGAGCACGTTGACCCGCAGAAGGAGGCTACCGCGCAGGCCCAGCGGCTCGCGAGCAACACGACGACGCTCGCCGCGGAGTACGCTCGGCAGGGGCTTGACTGGGAGGAGCAGCTCGAGCAGAGGGCGAGGGAGCTCGAGGTCATGCGGAAGCTCGGCCTCCCGGCCCCCGGGGCCGCACCCGCGGTGACCGAAGACCAGCCCGAGGACGAATCCGAGGAGGAGCCCGAGGAAGATCCGGCCGAGGCCGACACCACGGAGGAGAACGACGATGCCGAATGAGAAGACGCTGATCCTCGCCGTCGCGAAGTTCGAGATCCAGGCGGCTCTCAAGGGCGAGGACGGGAAGCCGAAGCTCCCGACCTTCGAGATGCTCGCCTATACCGGCGCCCCGATGAAGCTCTCCGGGTGGCGGTACCCGGTCATCGTGGACCTCGACGGCCTCGCGATCCCGAGCCAGCAGAGGCCGATCCGCTTCAGCCACGATTCCATGACCGGGATCGGGCACACGGAATCGATCTCGATCCAGGGCGGGTCGCTGATCGCCCGCGGCGTCATCTCGCGGGACACTGCGGAGGCGAAGGAAGTCGTGGCCTCGGCGAAGAACGGCTTCCCGTGGCAGGCGTCGATCGGAGCCTCGGTCGAATCGCAGGCCGATTTCGTCAAGGAAGGCGAATCGGTCGAGGTCAATGGAAGGAAGATCCCCGGGCCGGTCAACGTGGTCCGGAAGTCGACTCTCGGTGAAATCAGTTTCGTGGACCTGGGAGCCGACGGGAACACGTCGGCGACGATCGCCGCGAAGGCGGCAAAGGAGTTAGCCATGCCGGATGACGACAAGAAGGACGAGGGCAAGGAGGTCGAGGCCGGCAAAGCCGAGACCAAGCCCGAGGAGAAGAAGAAGGAAGAGCCCAACACTGGCGGACGTGCGGACGGGATGGTCGCCGAGGCTTGGCGCCGGCGCGCGATCGACGACATGACGGTCTCCGCCCAGGCCGAGTACCAGGACGACCCGGAGGCGTGCGAGCGGTTCCGGGACCTGGGCCAGCGGCACATCGAAGCGAAGACCTCGGCGAAGGATTTCGAGATCGAGCTCCTGAAGGAAAAGCGGCCCCTGGTCCATTCCCGAGGCAGGGACGACCGCCAGTCCGGAGACGTCCTCGCCGCCGCCGCCACGATCGCGGGTCTCGGCGACGAGGTCGCCGCGGAGACGCACGGGGAGCGGGCCGTCGAGTCCGCGAGAAAGCAATTCGGCCGCGACATCGGTCTCCAGGAGATCATGCTCAAGGCCGCCGCCACGAACGGCTACCACGGCCGCCAGCGGGTCACGGTCGGGAACTGGCGCGAGGTCTGGGGCTTCGCCTCGGGCGACATCCGCGCGGCGGGGTACTCTACCGTGAACCTCCCGTACATCCTTGGGAACGTCGCGAACAAGGTCGCGGCCAAGATCGCCTCGGATCCGACCTGGGTCGCCCCGCTCATCTCCGGGATGGCGAGCCATGCGAACTTCCACAGCCATACCGTCTGCTCGATGGGCGCGAACGGCACGCTCGAGAGCGTCGGGCCGGGCGGGGAGCTCAAGCACATGCGGCTCTCCGAGGACACCTACACGCGCCAGGTCGGGACCAGGGGCGCGATCCTTCGACTGAGCCGTACCGATATCGTCAACGATGACATGGGGGTGTTTACCCGGAACGCGCAGACGCTGATCCGCAAGGGCTACAACGCGCGCGAGAAGGCGCTCTTCAAGCTGATCATCGAGAGCGGCGCGGGAAGCTCGCACTTCACCGCGGCGCGGACGAACTACATCAGCGGCGCGACCACGGTCCCGGGGACGCTTACCGGGATGAACGCCGCGGTCAAGGCGTTCCGGAAGCTTACCGGGGTCGACGGCGAGCCGATCAACGTCGACCCGGCGGTCGTCCTCGTCTCCCCGACCTACGAGGCGGCGATGAACGCGCTCATTGGAGCCGCGGTCCCCTCGCTGATCGTCAGCCGGATTGAGACCGCCGCCGCTACTCCGGTCTTTTCCGGGGCCACGAACGTTTACTCGGGGAGGTTTGGCGGGAAGGCGATTACGAGCCCGTGGCTCGAGAACGCCTCGGCCGGAGGGAGCGACGGCTCGACCGCGTGGTACCTCTTCGCCGACCCGAACATCCTTCCCTGCTACGAGATCGCGTACCTCAACGGGCAGCAGACGCCGACCGTCGAGTACTTCGGCCTCGAGAGCGAGGCCGACACGCTGGGCGTCGCGTGGCGGATCTACTGGGACTTCGGCGTCGCCGCGGCCGAGTGGCGCGCGGGCGTCAAGATCGCCGGCGCGTAAGCCGCTGAGCGGACGAAAGGAGACCTAAGACATGTCGAATCTTTTCACGTACCTGAGTGAGGGACAATCCCAGGACCACACCCCTGGGACCGCGATGACCGGGGGGCAGCTCATCCAGCTTTCCGGGAAAAGGCCGGCGATTAGCACGCAGCCGATCGCTGCCAGCGTGCTGGGCACCGTCCGGGATGAAGGCCGTTGGAGCGGCCCCTACGTCGGCGGCGTCTGCAACGTCGGCGACAATCTGTGGTGGGACGCCAACGGGACGCCGTACGGGGGCGCTGCGAACGGCGCGCTCACGAACATCGGAGCCGACGGCGACTGGTGGGTCGGAGTGGTCACGGCGGCTCCGGCCGCAACCGACGCGGTGGTCGAGTTCGACCTCAACGTCCAGAACTCGAATCAGCCGAACTGGTTCGGCCGGACGTACCTGAAGTCCGCCGTCGACATCACCATGGTCGAGGCGACCCATTCCGGCGGGGTGATCGAGATCACCGCCGACGCGAAGACCGTCACGCTCCCCATCGGAGTCGTCGGGATGGAGCACATCATCATCAACCGGGTCGCTGACGGCGGCTCTCTCTTGACGGTCGACCTCAACGGGAACGAGATCATCCGCGGGATGAACCTCACGATCGCCGCAACGAAAACCATCCTGAACACCAAGCTTACGCAGATCATGGGGGACTGGGTCCACCTGGTCTGCACCGT